GGCGGAGGCGGTGCAGGGGTAGGTGCAGACGGGGCGCTTGAAAAAGTAGACATAATAGTTTCCTCACTTTCCGTTCAGTTCTGCCATGAGACGGTTAGTCCAACCGTCACTGTAATTGAAGTTCGTACGCTTAGTGTGGCGTGTGCTCTTGATTCTCTTCGCCCGATTCCTCTTGTGCTCCTGAAACTCAATCGTCTTGCGACGGACCTCGTCTTCACGCCCGTCCATACGTTGAATTGCTGGGTATTTCATGATTTGACCCACTCGATTCCGTCGCCGAGAAGTCCGCGTAGATCATTGATCAAGTTGCGCGCGTTCCCGATTTCCTCCTCGCTAATATCGAAAATTCTGTAAACGTTACCTTCGGTGCAGACGACCAGGAAAGAATCGTGGGCGCATTCGGGGACGAAAACATTGCGGACGTTTCCGATGAGGGCGGCCCGCTGAACTGGAATGGCCTGTACGAGGTCGGCGCCGGTGAGAATTGCGACAGCGGTCACTCGCTCAATGGGAATGCCTCGAAAATCGTTCTCGCCCTTTTCGTACCCTTTGGCGGGGAAGTGAATTTTGGTGCCCTTCAGGTTGGTGAATACTGCGCCTCCTGTAGTTTTGCATGATCCGTATCCGGTGCGACGGCGTGCCATGATGATCCTCTTCTTAAAATATGTGTGTGATGGTGGTGGGTGGTGGCCCATCACCCACGACGAGTCACCACCGTTATGTGTGCGTCAGTTCGCCAGCCACAAATCGGCCAGGTAGGCGATGGTCTCGTCAGTCGGAGCGGAGAGTCCGTCATGGACGACGGTGAATCCGTCGGCATCGTACTGCCAGAGTCCCCAGGAGACGATGTCCTCGCACACGTGGAGTCCGAGCGCCCGCCCACCATCGGTAGTGCTTCGCTTGAGGCCGATGGTTTCACCGGTCTCGTCCACCCAGTAGTCCGTGTCGCCCCAAGCATCGGCGGCAGTGCCGACGGCGTAGGCGATGTCAGTGTCGGTGGTGATGCTCTCAACGGTGGCGGTCATTGTTTTGTCCTCTCTATCCTGGCTGGGTGGCTTGTCCTCCCTGCCGATGTCTCAATCATGCTCTCCCGTGCACCATAGGTCAACCCCGCACGGTGGTGACCCATCCCACAAGGCCAATGTTGCGTGGGTGTTGACAGACATTGGGCGTGTGTGGTATACGCGCGCGCACGTACCTATATATGCTAAAGGCACCCCCAGGTGCTCATGATAAAATTATGACCACCGAAAACCTTTACGAAAGGCGGTGCAAAATTGGCAGATTCCGTCACAGAATACGCTGCGTCGGAAATGAAATATTGGTGCACCACAGGCGACTACGGGGGCACCGGATACGCCCAGGATAACCGCTGGACCTGCTACTGGAATAGCAATGATGCCGGCTGGAAAACGGGCCCCGGTGACATGGATTGCAGTAGCGGCGTAGCGGGCGCCTACAATATTGCATTCCATAACGTCTGGGGAACCGGCTGGGACGACCCGATCATGTTCCCGCGAACCGGCGAAACATGGACCGAAACCCTGAACTCCCTGGCCGCGAATCGCGGTTTCATGGACATCGGGGACACCTGGTACGGGTCCACGCCGTCGGGGGGATTCCATGTCGGCGACATGGTCCTGAAGACCACCGGAGACGGCGGCCATGTCGCAATGTGCGTGCGCGAAGACGACGGATCATTCAACGCAGGCGACCCACTCCTCGCTGAGGCGTGGATTAATGAAAATGGTGAAATCTCGGAAGGTCAGATGGGTGACCAGACCGGCTACGAGACTCACGTAGTCCGGTACAGTAGTCACCCGATGACTGTCGCAGCCTCATGGTCAACCTGTATCCGTTTCGGAAAGCGGACCGATTCCGATAACGGGCATGAGTCTGCCGGCTCATACCGCCTTTCTTCAATTCAAGAGGCTGTTCTCAGGGCCGCCGATGCGGAGAATTGTCCGTGGTGGGCCGCCCTGGCGTGCCTGTGGATGGAGACAGGCGAGCGTGGCGCAAACATTTACGGACACGACGCCGGCGGTGCCGGCCCGCACGGCGAGGAAGTAACTGAAGAGAATTTCCGTGAGTTCCTCGCGGCGATTCGAGACGGCGAAAACTCAAACGGCGTAGGACCGTTGCAGATCACGTATCCGGGCTATTTCTTTGATGACCCGGATCGTGAATGGTGGATGCCGGAGAAATCGGCAGAAGTCGGCTGCCGCATCCTTCGTGACCTTATCAACGCCGAGGGCGACAGCTACGAAGCGTTGAAGCGTGTCGGGTCGCGGTATAATTCAGGAAACCCGTATGACGCGTATGAGTCTTACGGGATTCTTTTCAGTAACCGTTGCAAGTCTTGGTATGATTATGGCCGCCCTTCCGGGGGTGCCGGAGAGGAATTTTGGGATATGAGCGAGGGCGTTGATCTGCTCAGGGAGATTCGCGATCTTTTCCGTAGCGGAAAGGCGGGGGACCACTTTGCGGGCGACATGAACTGGTACGCGAAGGCCACCTATGAGGAGGTTAAGTCTATTCACGCGTCCGTGGATCAGATTCTGCATTCTGTGACTCCGGGTCAGGAGAATGTTCGTGAGGCGGGCGCGATTTATGGTGCTGTGAACGAGATTCGTAAGGCCGTGTCGACGCCGTCGTCTTTGCAGGCGCATGATGGCGTCGCAGAGTCTCCCGCTCCGGCTCCGGAGCAGAATTCCTGACACGACATGTCGGTGTTCTATCGTGGCGTATTCGCTCAGCATTACACTGAGTGTTGTGCCATGATGGATACGACATACGGGGAGCTTCTCTCTCTTCCCTCTCCGTGATCTCCTGTGGTAGTGGTGGAGCAAGTCTCCGGACGGTCAATGAATGACTGTTCGGAGACTTGCTTTTATTGTATGCTATACTCTCCTCGTACCGCTTATTGGTTAATACACAAATATTTTCCTACGCGTTCCGACGGTACAATAAGAGAATACTGTCGCCCTCATGTTTTCCTACACGCATTAACCCGACATGCTCTAGGAGTTGCCATGAGGGCGATAGTATACAATCCATCAAATGAAAGTGAAAATTAGAGTGACTAAGTCGCTTTATGTTGCTACCATTTTTGCGGCTGTCATGGTGACGGCAAACACGGCGCTCATGGTGTATGAAGATTTCACCAACGACGCTATGAATGTGACTCGTGATTCTTTGTGGTGTGTTGGTGCGATCGTTCTTTGGGCCAGCGTGCGCACCGTACGGTTCATGCGGACTGTCGGCTACCATCCCGGCTTCCACAGGAAGTAACTAAAACATAACATTCCCCGCCTAGCAACGATGATTGCTAGGCGGGGAATGTTATATAATACGTATTGCAGCCTCGTTAAACAATCATAGTAAAGAGGACATTAGATACACGATGCTCAATTTCCTGAACGATGTTCTCTCAGACGCCACCCTAGTAGCTTTGGCTGCCCTTACCGGCACAATATTCTCAAACGTAACGCAACGCAAAAACGCGCGCGACCAGGAACAGATCTCAATCCTGGACATTACCGTCCGATCTCTTTCCGAGAGAGTAACTGCCCTGGAAGCCAGTCTTGCGGCCGCCGAAAGAGCAGCAGACCTAGCGGAAGACGGCCGTCGTCGAGCTGAAGTGAAGTGGTGGGAGGCTGTCTCTTTCGCGCACACTGTCCTCGATTGGGGCAGGTCCCTGAAAATTCTGATACCATCTGATAAAGAGGACTCAATCCCTACTGAGCCTCAAATTCCGGATTGCATGAGGTGATTCACAAACATGTTTACTCCTGAGGTCCGCAAGGCCCTTTATGCCCTGCTCACCGCCGTTCTCGGTGTTTTTGCCGCGTTTAATGTTATTTCTGCGGATCAGGCATCTCAGTATGCTGACGCTGCTACTCAGATTGTCGGTGCTCTGACTCTGGCGCTGGCCACGTATCACACTCGCCCCGGCACGGCCGCTGGCCGCCACGTCGCTGGTGAAGGTGAGGCCGCTGAGGACAAGGTCGCCTGACCTGCGCCTTTCATAGAACATTACTGCCCCCCACCAACTATCTGGTAGGGGGCAGTAATGTTTCACGTGAAACACGGGGCATGTTTCACGTGAAACATTCACCGTCGCTCTACGTCGTCTCCGATGATGCGTGCGATCACGCCCTCGTCGTGGCGTTTGGTGACTGCCCACAGGAAAAGATGACGCCCCGCATCCCGCGCATCGTCCGCATCCGGCTGGCCCACACTGGCCCCGGTAGGCCAAAAACCAAGAGACTTCAAAACATGGTCAGGCATGGTAGTTTTCGCCATTGCGGGAGTCTGCCAGACGATATCCCCGATTTCCCATTCCAGCATGGCGTTGATTTTTACTGGGGTGAGGTCTGCGAGAAAATTGTTGCCCGGCCGAAGATCAAACTGCTCGCACACGACAATGTCTGGGGCGAATTCGTTTCGTGTGGCCAGAATGTCGTAGGCGCTGGCCGTCCAATGTTCATACTTGAATTGCTGAACGTGAACGATTGAGAATTCGTGGTCGTCGTGGAAGTCTCCTACGACGATTCCTGTTGATTTGCCAGGGTCAATGGCCATCACCCGTTGCATCATGCCTTTCCCCCTTTCTTTCGTAGGCTTCGCCTCGACTTGTTCACGGTAGCAATATTCTTCACCGTGTCCGAACATACTCCGTCCACCTTGAGCCACAGCGTGTCCGGCGCCATCGGCTTCCCGCGCCCCTTTTTCAGAGTCCACGGCGTATCCGGGTCGTCCGGGAAAGGCAGATTCTTATAGCACCATATTGCACAATCCTGCGGGGAATCGAAATGGAAGTCCTCTTTCGGAACGTATCTCTTCAGATCATAAATGCGTCGCATGAGTGAAGGGGCGAGCCATTTCGGTAGTTCTTTGTACATGCGGAGTGATGAGCTAGTGCACGGACAATTCACGGGTTCGCCGCCGCTGAAGCGCGAGACACGAATCCACTTCGCTTCCCCGCAATTCACGCAACGCATATGAAAATACTTATGGTGATCACTCATGAACCTGTACTCAGGGGACGTAACTTCCCACTGTCGAAAACGGCGTCCCACCATTTCCGGCTCCTCCCCGGTCAAGTTTTTGTTTACTGGCTTGACCGGATGGAGAATGCGGCGTTCGCGACCTTTCTTTCTTGTCCTGGTGCGTATGATAGAGATTTCACCGGGACGAAATACCCCGTTCTCGGTCGCGAACCTCCACTCGAATACAACCGATGGGTTGAATTCGTTGTAGCACCATTCGATAGCTGACATCATGCCGTCGAACTCAAAATTATCTACACCATTCTCCTCTCGCCACGCCCAAATATTGAGACGAATATCGTTGTAGGAGCGGCTCGGCATGAGCGCCTCGTTTGCTTTGCGATGGTAGCGCAAATACGGCATATCCGGCGTATGGTCCAGTGCTACGTCAAGGTTGCATGGGGCGATCGGCTTGGTAATGTCAGGGCGCACGAAACGCCATTTCTTATCCTCGGGAACCTCTAAATAGGTGAAGCACCATTCCAGGGCAGCGTCCACGGAAGGGAAAAGAAATTCCCCGCTGGGGACACTTGTTTGAAGCCGTTCCAGTCTGTTAGCTGCTAGCCTGTACAGCTTGTATGATGGTTGCATCATTCGTGTTTTCTCTCTTCTCTTATTTGGTTGAATAGCGGGGGCAACAGTATTGCTGCCCCCGCTATTCAAATCATGCGACCGTGCGTGTCAGAAAACTACCGGTGACGCGGTCGCAGTGTTCTTTTTGGCCTCGAAATCAATGGAAGAAATCTCTGCCCTCGGAGGCCAGAAAGCGGGCTTCGGGGCACCGTCCTCACCGAGGATTGTGATTCCGTTCTCGTCCTGCTCGTATGCGGGGCGACCGTAATCGTCAAGACGAGGCCTGGGCTTGCTCATCCGCGTCACCAATGTTGCGTGAGCGCCCTCCAAGTTTTCGCACACGCGCTTCACGGTCCCGTCGATCTTCTGCGGCGAGAGGAGATCGGCCCGCTCCCTGGCGTCGGCCGGCCACAGGCCAGCGGCACTGAAGTACTTCGGAATGTTGAAGTGAATGTAAGTCTTTCCGTTCTTGTTGATAGTGAAAACTGTTCGGTCGGTGATGGCCTTTCCAGCATCGTCGTCGTCGCCGTCAATCATCCAATCGGTGACAAGCATCGGCCTGCCGCTCTTGGACGTGGTCATTTCAGCCTTAGTAATAAAGGCGGAGTGCTTTCCGGGCTTGGGCGGCTCAAAGTTACCTCCGCCAGTAGCGACTTCCAATGATGAAAGGTCGGTTCCGAAGTTGAAGCCAGTTGCCATAATTATTGCGCTCCTATGGAATGGGGGTAAGAGAATTGCGGTGGGTCAGTTGGTGCTGTCGGCGGGCTTGCTGCGAAGTGCCTCCCTGATCGCGTCGGCGGCGATAGCGAGAGTCTCAGTTGAGACACTACGGTCAGCGGTAACAGTGATCTTAGCCATAATATTTTTCTCTCTTCCTATGTGTTTTGGTTAGTGGCTAGTGATGTAATTGTGAATCTTGGTCATGCTCGGGTTCCCCATTGCTGGTGGGAACCCGCGTGTCTGTTGCTTTGTCACAACGTTCGGTTTGCGAGTGTACAGGACTGGCACGGCGATTTCTTCCCCGTCCCCATTGTCCACGTTCGCCCATTCCATGTAGCCGACGAAGTTGAACAAGGCGGGGATGCGCTGCCCCGATTTCTGCCCCTCAAAAGAGGGGGCAATGAAAGTTTCCCCAGTGACTTCATTGCTTTCGCGCGCGGAATGCGTGATAGCAATGAATGAAATGTTGGGGGCGTCCAGGAATACGCTGATCGCTTTCAATAGCGAATCGTATACTGCACGCCATTTCGTCCAAGTGTCATTCGACACGGCCTCATAATGGGAAAGAATGAGCTCCTGGCACTTGTCCAACGTGTCGAACACTACGGTCTTGTAGGGGAATTCCGCAAGATTGCGTGCAATATTGTCGCAAAGATTGGCGCAATCAACCCACTTGTCGCAATGCACGACAGTAATGTTCTGCAAGTTTCCCCAATCCCGTACCGGGAGCGTGCCGGATTCGAAATCAACGTACAGGACGGGCGACATGTCGTCCACCTGTGACGCTGTGGCTGCGAGCGATGTTTTGCCGACGCCGCTCACGCCGTGAATGAGCATGTTGAAATGGTTGTTCTGCTCGGGGTTTACGACCGTCATTCCGAGACGGGCAAGAGTGTTCTCGAAAGTCATGATATGTTTCACCTCCTAACCGTTGATAGTGTAGTTTTTGAATGCTTCTGTGTGGCGCTCATGCGAGCAGTACCAACATAGAGGAGACGACCGGAGACTGCCAACCCCACCATCATGTGACCTTACTCTCTCCCAAATGTTTTGGAGCCTCTCCAGAGCCGCGAGCGCAACGTCCTGCCGCCACGGGAAAGAAAACTCACAGATACTGTCCGGCACCACCTCTACGCTGCAGTCCCTTGGGAGGGCAATGATAGAACAGTGGGCCACCTCGTGTCCGAGTTGTGTGAGACCGTACCCGTAGAGCATGATTTGAATGTAGTATTTACGAAACTGGCTCCCCGCTGCAGTGTTGGCAAATCGCGGCAGACCATTATCCCATTTGATACTCTTTCGGAATGCGGAAATCTTTTTCCGTGAGAGCAGCTTCCAGTCTAGGACCGCCGCCGCCGCAATATCGAAGCGATCCACACTCCCAGAAATACGCCCATAGTCTTCAAGATCACATACCTCCACTCTCTGCTCAACTAGAACATTCGGGTCGTTCTTTGTGCGTGATTCCGCGAAAGCATGAAACGCAGTGCCGAGAAACGGCGCCAACGGCACGCCCGCATCCTCCGTGTCGTGCGGGATTCCGAGGAGTTTGTCGGCAATGCATCGTTCGCAATCGTCCCCGATTTCGCTCACGCCGATGCGTGTTTGTTTGTCGCGTTCGGTTGGGGCGAAAACCTTACTGACCGCTGTTGCGGCGGCCGGGCTCAAATTCAAATCTCTCTCCTTCCTGGATTGCGGCGATGGCGGCAAGCCTGACGTCGCTATGGACTTCGATGTCTCCGCCCGCAATGTCTTCGATGAAGAATAGTCTTGCGTCGCCGGCCGGCATGATTTCATAGACCGTGCCGTTAAGTTCTTCTGCTCGCATTGCGGCTTGCTCGAGATTCGAATATACCCGGTAGTCGCCTTTCTGCTGCGATTCCCATACTAGGTAGACGCCCATTACTGTTTTTACTCTCTCTTCCTAAATGTTGATTAGTGGTGTGTTATTCAATGATGGTTGCTGTGAGGCCGGCTCGCTCCTCGATCGCCGTAGAAATGATAGCCGCGTAGCACTGAATCCGCCAGATGTTCTCCGATCGAATATTGGGTACGTGCAGTTGCATTGTCTTGATACCAAATTTTGTGGGCCATTTCAGAATAATGGTGCGGCCGGCGATCTCGTCAATCGTTGTGCTCTGTGTGATGCGCATAATGTTTTTTACTCCTCCGCCGTGATGAGCTCATAAATATCGAGGCTGTTATTGATGGCCATGCCGCGCACAATGCTAATGTTGTCCGCCGTGACATGGATGACATTAATGTCTGAGTGTCCATCATCCACGGGGGCGACGATCAGGAAATTCTTGCCGACAAGTTCACTGTCGTCGGATACGAGAATGTTTCTGATAGTGCCCGTCATGCGGCGTCGCACTAGGTGAATGTTTGAGCCGCCGTGTGTTTCTGTCTTCATGGCATCTACTGTACGTGCGTGACAGCACTGCACACAACCCATGTAGGCGTGGCGTCTATCACATCTCATATAAGGCCGCTCTCACGCAGACGCTCATACCCCGCCGCCAACCTCGGCTCCACAGCCGTCACGTCAACAGTGCCCTCACACTGCAAAAGAAAACGATTCACCCGTCTTGTTTGCCCCTTGCGATTCAAACGAGCAGACGCCTGCAAATTCAAAATCACACTATTATCCTCACCCAACCAAATCTCACTGTTGCAAACATTCTGCAGACCATCGATCCCTTCGGCGGCAGCCGCAATAACAGCACACAGAATCCTCGGCCCATCGGGCTCCAAAAATTGTCGCCACTCATCATGGTAATCACTGGACAACTCAACGTTTCGGTAGCCGGCATCGGCCAGCCGCTTCCGCAACGGCGCCATGAATTTACGCGAGTGACACCACAGAACAACCCTCTCGTCGGACGGCAGATCGGACAGAATATCAAGGACGGCGTCGATCTTCGACGACCCACGCTCCTCAAACTCGACACTATCGCCCACGATTCTCAATGGTCCGAGAGTGACCTGCCTGAGCCTCCCATCGAGAACGGCGGCAGACGACGCCGCACTGGCCCCACCATCCATGATCGCCAAACGATGATCAACAAACTCCCGATACATCCTCCACTGTTCACGCCTCATCCCACAGGTAACGCGTTGAACATTCACGGGAGGTAGATCCCCGAAAACCTCACTCCCCCGCATCGCGGACCAATTGTCACCCACGGAATCACGAAGAGCGCCGGGGGTCTTTTCGCCGCCATAAATCCTGGCATACGGGGATGCCGCAAAAGGATTGAACTCAGAAACAAAAAACTCATCCGCAAACCGGTAGAAGCTACGGTCCACACTATCCGGGTTCAAGAATTTAAGGACACCGTAAATGTTGACGGGCTTATTGCCAGCAGGCGTACCCGACAAGCCCAGACGATACCTTGACTTCAATGCTTTTACAGCCCTGAAAGATTGGGTGCGGTGATTCGCGATACGGTGAACCTCGTCCACGACCACCATATCGAACGATTTCCTTGAGAAAGAAATGGTCGGCCATTTCTTCGCTTCTACCGCCTTTCCCAGGGAGACCAATAGTTCGAAATTAATGATCCACCAACCGTCTGCGCCGTTCAGCATGCTCTCAATGTTGGCGCGCCCCGCCTTAGTGGTACGCGACAGCACTTTCGCTTCCTGACCGGTGATGGTCTTGATACTGGCTTGCCATGATGGAATGACGCGCTTCGGACACACAACGATGACCCGCCTGGCCGCGTTAAGTTTTTGTGTGACCCAGATTGCGCCGTATGTTTTGCCGCAGCCCGGCTCCCAGGCCAGCAAAGCGCCACCACCGCATCGAATCGCGGTGACAGTGCGGTTGATTTCCCTTTCCTGCGCCCCAGTGGGCCGAATGTTAATCATTGAAATTCGTCCAAACAATCACTAGTAGGCAAACGGTGAGCGTGAACACTAGTAGTGTCACTTGTTTTCCTCTTTTCCGTATGGCAAACCCCGCCCCACCGGACGATGGGGCGGGGTTTACTTTGTTGGGTCAGTGGGCGATGGCGTGACGTTCCACGGCGTCCCAGTAGGCGTCCTCGTCAACGTCCACCACATAGTAGGGAGTGCCAGTAGCGGAGAAATACTGTCCGATCACGTCGTCGGCGATAGCGGCGACGTCGTAGTCGTCCATCTGGTCAAGTGTGGGGATAATGTCGAACATGATGACGTCGTTCCGGGTGCTGCGACGAGCGATGGTGTCCATAATTCCTTCTCTTCTCTCTGTACTGTCACCGTCTCTCGGTGATGTCTCTAGTATAAGCAGATCGTGCGCACCCTCGCCAACCCCGCGAGACATGACCTGGCTCACATCTCCAGTTGGAGGAGAGACAACGCCTCACCCACGGCCGCACTCACATCACCACCACACTCCAGCAATCGCATGCAATCGAACGCCGTGTGCGCCCGGCCGTTCGCGAGCGGATCATCCGCATGATGCGAAAAGACCAGCCCACTGCTCAACAGTGTCACACCCGGGGCCGTGTCCCCGCCACGCGTATACCGCCATCGTCGCCCCACCAACTCGTAAGGCCAACCAAACAAACCGACAAGATCATTAAACCCGTACTTTGAATTGAATTCCCCAATCACCCCACCATAACCACCATCGGGCACAGAAGACAAAGAAACATCACCATCGCCCTTCTCCTCATACCCAATATTCTCCAACCACTTATCAACATTCAAACGAGCGCCATCAATAAGCCAATGGCGCACCCTCAAGCCAAGACGATGCGACGGCAGAAAAAAAGCTCGAGACGCCTCAGCACACGACCCATCCCACTGAGCCACCGGCCCCAACACACTAAAACACGTCCGGCCGATCGCCTCACACTCCCCCGCGGTCATGCTGCGAGTGCACGGCAAAACAACACGGAAACGCGGGGACGGGAAAGACGACGACGCCGTCTCCCACACAATACCGGCAAGATTCGCCACCCGCATACGGTCCCCGACAAAATCTTTCCGCGACCCATGATCCGCATCCAAAACAATAGCGGACCGGGACACAAAATTCCTTTTCTGTCGCCTGCCCCCCGAAAGAATGCCAGCGAAAAAAGCTGGAGCATCATATTTCTCGCATTTCGAGGGCGCCTCACAAAGGGCGGCGAAATCATTGAGGTTTACGTTAGTTGCACGCCACCCTGTGATGGAGCGAACATTGCCCGCTACCATCACAGGGAAACGCGCCCCGAAAACATCACTCACTGTACGATGGTTCCGCTATCTGATCCCGCAAAATCGCTTCTACGAGGTCATTATCCACGATCGCGCCTTCAGTACGGAACTTCACGCCTCGACGAAGAATATACTGTCGATACTCCTCCACACTCCGAGGAGACAGGTTCTTCGCCTCCAGCACCTGATACAGGCGCGTCTCAGTCGGCGGATTACTACTGAAATCATCCACCATACGCGTCAAATCCGGGACAAACACATAGTCGATCATTTTCAACGCGTCAGGCAGCCAGAAATCGGCGGCCAGACTGAAAGCTTTCCACACGGCGGACGATGACACGCTCATCTGCTGCTCGAAAAGAGACAGAATAGCGGCAACGCGCATAATATGATTCCCCATACGATCAATGACCGCCTGTACCGCACTTTGGAAGGGCGACCTGCGGGCCGCCTCCCTAGCCCAGGCCCGCATTGTTTCAACCCAAACATTCCGCGCCGACTCGGTCACAGTCATGGTCGCCGGCGTGTTAACAGGCCAAAATTCGGCGGCGCAAGTGACAGTGCCACGGAATTCGTGCTGCATCATCCCCAGCATCGTGGAAATGCGTTCGGAAGCATGCTCGATGAAACCATCACCACCATGCGTGCTCTGACGATTGTCGGTGACCCATCCGAAAGACGACGGATCAGACTGGCGATTCTCCTCGTCAAGGGCAAAAAGAATCCGCGGTCCCCACCCCGTCTCAAACAAAGACTGAGACATATTATCGACTACGTCGCCGAGAATTCCAGTGCCGCAGAAAGCAAGAGAATGAGGAACCCGCTCACTGTCCGCACGCCTGACACCATCGTCGCCGACACGCACAGACTCAACCGTTCTACCCGAGTAGACGTCGGTCAGGAACCCGATGAGCCCGCTACGATAACCCTCACCCTGTGACGCGGAATACATGTTCTGCAGTTCGTCTACGAACATGATAGACGCCCCGCCAGGCCGCTGCGCCATCCGCAAATTCAGGCCCTCGGCCGTCACGTTCGACCCGAACAGAACATTCGCCATCAGGGACCGCTCGCACGGGCTATTGTCGATAGTATTCAGCAGATCCTTGCGATCGGCCTCGAACTCAGCAATACGATTATTAATATCGGCACGCTCGGCCCGATACTCGTCAATATCGACACGCCCGCTTCTCTTTTCCAAGGACTCTAGGCGACGGTGCAGCATGCGGAGTGCTGCATCCATCTCCTGCACAGCCGCCAAAAGTGCCGACGAATCCCACCTGAACGCGCCCACGCAATCGTCGAAAAAGCTGCGCACCAAAGACTGCGCCGTCGTCTTCCTCGACAAAGTGGACGCCCCAAGGCAGTGCGAGTACAAAGTCAACGGCACCATGCTCTGTGCGTTCGCAGACAGGTGAGTCCTCGCAGACAACGGGGCGGACACAATCGTCAAGAAAGTCGTCCACAGGAAACGAGGCGGCGTCTCCGGCGACTTGGACTGCAAATAATCAATGATCCTGTCAGCAAACCAATCATAGTGCACTTTCCCCGTCGGGAACTGGAACTCGTAATCCGCAATCCTCTCGACGCTCAATTGTTCTCCTCCCCCACACGAGCGAGAAAACTACTGAAAGCATCAAGAATCTCGTCGCCGTCGAAAGTATAGCCGACGTCGAACGGGGGGCCCCAGTAACGGCTCGTCTGTTCGAAAATCGTTGCCTTGTAACCGCGAACAGTATCCGCCTCGAAAATAAACCGGTGCCCGGGCGATGCGACGACAATGTGGATGCTGTTGTTCCAGGCGCTTACTTCCAGGCCGAGCGAATCATTCCCGCCCTTGCTGGCGTAATTCTTGCACGCTTCGGTGACGTGCTTCAGGAATTCCCAATCGAATAGCTTGATCATTTGTCCTCCCACAGTTTTGTCTTGATTTCGCCGAGCAGCTCCCGAAGTCCCCATACTCCTGTTCCTCTCTCTACCATTGTTACCGTTTCGTTTGTGCCAGAGTTTCGAACGGTCACCGAATACTCGCCCCCCACAATGTTGAGAGTGCACCCGCACCGCTTCCCGATGACGTCCAAGTAGAGGACAGGCAGATCACTGCCCACAATGGCATCCTCACCCGTATCCAATAGGATGGACTCGCAACGTGGATCATTGAGCATCTCCACCACGAACTCGGTCACAATAGGACGCAACTCGTCGTCAATCGCGACTCTCGCCCTTCCATCATGCCAGCCAATTCCATGAAACGATTCATGGCATGAACGATGAAGTCCCGATCGGCGTCGCGCCCATCCAATCGAATGTGATTGGACACTTGAATAATACGAACCCGCCAGTCACCGTCTTTCATCACAATGACCTTGAACCCGGTCCTATCGTCGGGGTTCGTGGCCATCGCCTTAAAGAGAACCCCGAAAGGGCGGCCGCCGCCTTGGTCACCCCGCAAACTAACATGCGTGCACTGAGGCCACCTAACGAAATCGCCAACACAGCTAGCAAGAAAGGCAAACACCGCCCCATCAACAGCAGAGTCACTCATCGCCGAGCCGCCTTGCTCCGGTTCGCCGCAACAACCAAAGCACGGCGGACGAACTCACCAACACTCTCCGGGAGAATAGCGGTGCTCTTCCGCTTAACGCGCCTTGCCATCACCGTGTCGCCGGCGACCACGATACGGCAAGTGCTGCCGATAGTGATGATGCCACCATCGTAAATTCTGCGGGCAGGCGCATGCACGTTGAACTCATGGCGGCGCCCGTCATTATTCCACTCACGGACCGCCTGGCCGATAACCGTCTCAAAAACTGTACCCATAGTAATACTTCTCTTCCTAAATAATGTGATGGATACTACTGTCCCGTTGATTGTGGAGGAGGTTAAATATCGAAGCCGATCACATCCTCCGCGGGCACGTCCACCAAATCACACAAATCAACAAGTCTATCCCGCGCATCAGACAAAGCGAGCCTCCACTCCGGCGCCCCCTTCTCGCCGCCCCGCATTTCCTCCAAACAAAGAATGAAATCGTACGCCAGACGGGCACTCTCCCTCTTCCTCTCTAAACGCTTGACATGTTTTTGAATCCATCCGGCAGCAACGCCAGTGTTCTCACCGACAGTGAAAATTTTCCGCCACCAAGCATCCGCCGCCGTGTCTTTCGCACTGAAATACCACGCTGTCGGCCTACCATTATCAAACACATACGTTTCAATAACGCCAGCCTTAGTGTCCCAAATCATGACGGTGAAACCATCACTATCGTGATAGCAGGACGTGGCAGGCGGCATATTCTCCCGAATAAACCCCATCTCAACATCCCGGTCAACTACCCCCGCATTGTTAGGGCCATCATATTCAAACCACAGCACGATTCTATTCCTCCATCCCTCAGAATTGCGATAGGTCAGACAATCACACTGTCAGGAATCCCCCGAATTCGAGCACAGAACTCACCCCACGCCTCCCCCGCGGCGGCCGATCGGTCAGAAGAATCCACCCAGTCGGGGGCAAACTCGACAGCATTCCTGCTCGCGCCCACAGCAATCTGCCCAATAATTCCACCATTGAAATAGGCGACAATCAAAGAATCACCCGCCATAGCAAGAGTGATACCACAAGCGTCCGCCACCGAAGTAAGACTATCCATGACCGAGGCGCCCGCAACAAGACGGTCGAACATTTCCTGCACCTTACCCGCAATGTTCTCAGTAGGGGTCACACCAACATTGGTCCCCCAGCTAAGAGTCTCAATATTGTCCACGGTCAACGCTGCCTCACCGGAAACGAACGTCATTTCACCCATCGGATTCGCGTAAATGTGGAATCGCGTTGAATGCGTGAACGGCTCCGCCGGCCTCCACGGAGTAGCGGCCTCAACAGGAGTACGAGAACACTTAATAACAGGATCGTGAGTGAGATCATTCACAAAGTGGTCCCAGAGGGGACGCTTCGAAACGTCCTCCCCAGCGAATGGATTAACGTCCAGCTCGGCGCCGCTTCGCCTCATAGCAACCATCATGGCGCCAATCGTCGACCCGCCGGACAACACTGACAGAGTCGAAAACTCGTCCCCGTCAACTTGGAGACCGCGCTCATCGGCCAGGATAAGAATGCGATCATAAATCTTCGCCACAGCCAGCATGGAGGCCAGCGCCTCATTAGCGGAACGACGGTCGTCCGGAAATCCGGAAAGATAGGCGGGCGCCATGCGGTCGGACAGAAGAATGTTCTCCCGGTCCATTATCTGCATTGTGCCATCCAACCAAATGCCCCGCGACCAATTCGTGACGTCAATGGTGAAATGCGCGTCATAAAACACTGTGCGTCTTCCTCTTCTGGTGTTTGTGTTGTCAGAATTGCGGGGGGTTACCGTGCCCCGATCGCGCCCCACAGGGTCCAAACGACCGCCACAATGCCCAATGTCCCGACGACCGCGAAGCATGATGCGGTCAGGTAGATGACGGCAGAGAGGATGATTTCGCCGCTCCGCTTCAAAGGGCGGCGGGTCGCAACATTGCGGCGTGGTGCCGCATGCCTCATGGTCATGATGTCTCCTCTTCTCTGTGATGGTTTTCGCTTGTGTTGCGGGGCGCCCGCCCCGTCGGTGTGCTGACTTGCTCCCGATGGCCTTAACTCTAGGGCCCCGACGTCCACCTGTCCACCCCACCGAGGTGAGACGTCCACCACACTCTGGGGTGTTGGGATCATACATGTCAGCCCACCACTGCACCACGCCATGAAGGGCGGATGAGTGATGGGCAACATACGGCCGCATCCTCCATCCCATGCGATCACGAGACGGAGGATGCAATGCCTACACCTGTGGAAGCGACCCGCCGAGCCTTGAGGGCCGGACGGACAGCTCAGTCGGCCAGTTCGGTCGGCTCGGTCGCGAAAACTTCATCGACCTCGACACGGTCGATCAGCCGCCGCAGCGCGACGTCGATCCGACTCGCCACCCCCCCCTCGAAGTTCCTGATGTCGTTCGTGGACTCGGTGACGATGTCGCGTGCCAGCTGGAGGGCCTCCGGAATGTCCAGATCAATGGCGAAGAAGGTCACCAGCGCGCGCGTACTGATATGCGACCTCCTCGCGGTCTTCGACATAGCGGAGCATGAGAGCCGCCTTGGTTTCAGCCTCGAGGACTGGTGAGATGCGCGGAGCGGTTGAAGCATCCATTTTCAATCCGACCTTTCACGTCAGATGGGTTGGTATGTCGTTGTCAGCCTCTGTCACACCGCCTTAGATGACGTCAATGTCACGCTCCTCCAGCACACTCCCAATCTCCTCAACATTATCCACATCCACACCGGCAACGCTAATGCCGCACTCGATCTTGCCATCACTGTGCTCAATGATTTCGAGCTCAAGCGAGACGCGGTCCAAACCGAAGACGATCTGCCTACCCAGTAGTGCGACGGGCCGCGTGTCTACGTATCCGATAGCACGGAGAATGTCGAGGGCGCGGATCATCATGTTGGCGCCGCGCGTGACAGCGGCGAGGAGTGTCGTCAAATGTTCAGGCGTCTCTCTTCTGTCGGCGACAGTCACCGTGTAGTCCGTGCCATCCACGTGCTCGATCAGAATTGCGAGTCGGGCCGGGGAGTCGCCTGACAACCTCGGAGCCCTACGTAGGTCTATGTGCTGGATGAGCATTCCCTCGTCCGGCGTGCTGTTCATTTGTGCGTGTTCCTCTCTCTTCGTGTGCCGGCCTTCGTCGGCGTGTGCGTGTCTACTATAGAAGGGTGGTGTGTGGCGCTGTCAACCCCCAGCATGTGTGACTTGCGTCTTAGTGGACTATGGGAGCTTCCGCGACCCTAAGGGCCCCAGTGCATCCCGTTCACTTTCTACGCGTGTGGGTTGCTTGCTAGCAACTAGCTTTCTAGAACGAAAACACCCTTTTGTGTTACTGCAATGTTGGTGCGTGTCGTCACACTTTCTGTGGTTTCAGCAAGAGTTGTGGCGACATGTTTTCGCACGATTGCAACGTTTAGTCCCTGTTGTAGCTGTTGTGGTGGCAGTGTTTGTTGTGGTGACTTTGGTCCCGTATGCTACACTCGAGTAGACGAATCGTCGAAGACGATCGGCGGCGTAGCCGCTGAGGAGCCCTAGCGACGCAAGCGAGCGTTACGCCGCCGGTGTTTTCGAAGAGCTCGCCACTGTGCTGGGCCCAGCCTATACTCTTAAAAGAGTACTAGAATTAGACACTGTCTAACACATGTAGACATTGTCTATTTAGGGAATACGTGTTATGATGTAATTAATGTTCAGCGTTGAGCGTGTTGATCGTTAACAACGAACAGTGCGTGGTGGGGGCAACAATACCGTCATGGTGGCATGCAACAAGCATTGCACGTGACGGCGTGCACACAACACGCACACCATTAAGCAGACAAACCCAGAACACAAAGGGCGCGCGTTGTGTTACGTGCGTGCTCGCAGAGCTGCGCGCGCACTACACAACACACGCCACACCAAAACAAGAGAAGAGAAGAAAGGCGAGGAGAGGAGAGAAGAGAAGAGGAAAAGAGAACAAGAAGAGAACAGAGAGAATAATGTTAGGTGGAGGCGCTCGTCTCGCTGACGCTGCGACGCGCCACCACCTAACACAAACACAACAAAACAGAAAAGAAAGAAGAGAACAACGGTGAGCAGGACAAGCACCAAGGAGCACAAACAATTCAGAAAACAAGTACTCGCCCGAGCACAAGCAATGGGCATCACACACTGTCCAGCATGCGGAACCAAACTCCAATACAACAACAACGGCGAGCGCAAACCCAACAGTGCTGAAGCAGACCACATAATCCCAGCATCACTAGGCGGAACCAACCACCCGGACAACGGCAGAGTGCTATGCGCCAAATGCAACAGCAGACGCGGCAACGGCAGACATGGTAAAGGCAGAGCACGCCACTACCAGAAAAACGAAGACAAAAGAGACAGGCTACCCATCGCAGTCATGCCCACCGAACACAGTGACACATGGTGAATCACTCACCGCCATTCCAAACAGAAGAAAGACGGGGCACGAAGAAAGGCGAGGAACAAGAGAGAAGAGAAGAGAAGAGAAACAACAGGCCGGAAACACAGTGGTGTTCGGGGATAACGCGCGTGCTCGCAAGGCTGCGCGCGCACTACCCCGAACACCAACACAAAAACAAGAGAAGAGAAGACAGAGAAGACAGACAATGAGACCACACGCACCGCCATTCCAACCCCGCACATAAACCATCACCGCCATTCCGAAATGATACAACCCTGGCAGAAAAGCACACCGCTAAACCAACAAATGATGTGACAGCAACACACCGAAGAGTAGGGCGATGCAAGAGGGAGCAGGACAATACAAGACGCCCAACCCAATCCGAGACGAGGCAACACAACACACACCACCGCACACAAGACAGAAGAGAGGCAAGACAACACAAGACAGGAAACACCATGAAGAGAACGGGGACAACACGAAGACAGGGACAACACAACGACACACCCCGCCATTCAACACGGCCACCGCACAAACATGAGAGGGGCGCCAACATTCACGATAGGGGGACGCCAACACGCAGACGGGATACCCGCAACACACCCGCCCTTCTCTCGTCATACCACCCACCACCACGATGCCACCCCACCATCCACAATGCCCCCACCACCACCACAACGAGGGGGGGGCACGCAGAGGATACCCCACCGCACAAGCAGCGCAGACGGACACGCACACCCGCACACCACACCACCTGGCAAGCAACAGCACACAACACGACAGCAGTACTCAACAGCACTGCAGCGGGATGAGTGGGGCACGGGCCACACGCACTGAACAGTGCGGGATAGCAGCAGCACACACCACCGCCATTCCACATGACACACCGACGAGGATGAACACCACCAACCCATCACCTCACACTGTTCACGATCACACACTCAACGATCAACGACGATCAACGAACACAATCATCGTTCAATGATTGATCAACGAACAATGAATGATGAACATCATCGATGATCAATGATGATCAATGATGATCAACACGATGAACATGATGATGATCATGTGATGTATGACATGCATGACATGCATGACATGCATACCAATACCATGCACCATGCGCGGCACGACGCATGCCGCAAAGGCAAGCACAACACACAAACGCACAAACACGCAAAAATGCATAAAAACAAAAGAAATGTTACAAAAACATGCAAAGCGTGAACAAACAATGGCGTTCAAAAAAACCATGGCAACAAAACGAGACGAACACAAAGGGGGCCCCAACACAGTAAGGGATCCCTTAAAGTAGGACCCACATCACAAAACAACACGGGAAACACAACAAACGAGGCGCACACCACAGCAAATGTGTGATGGGGGCCACCCCCCCTCCCCCCATCCGGCCGCGAACACCCCGAAGGTCTGCCCATCCCTCCCTGCTTGTGGAAAACCCTGTGGATAACTCCAGTAACCTAGACCGCAATGTGACCGCTATCATGTGGAAAACTCCCAAACCTGTGGAAAACCCTGTGGAAAACTCTCTAGGTTGTGGAAAACCCTGTGGAAAACTCTGTTAAGCATGAGGTATATCACAGTATACAATAAAGAACATGACAACCCACACAAACACCACAATCACCATATACGAACCCAACAGCCCCACCCCCATCACAGACGCCACAAACACAAACAACCCCACACTCATCCGACAAGCACTCGCACACAAAATCGCCACCGTCATAGACGACCCCAGAACAGGCGACACAGCACTCACAAAACTCACAGCACAACTCATACAAATCACAGACCAACTCGCCACCACACAAAACGAAAACACCACCACACACACCACCGCAATTCCGGACGAAACACAAACCTGGGACGGCATCTAAAAAATGAACGAAAAACACCTAAGCGAAATCGCCACCCACCTCATCCTCCCAGAAAACATCACACACACAGCCTGGCCGCCAGTCCAACGCCGCCTCCAAGAAATGCAATACCCCCTCGACACATGGCAAAAAGACTGGCTCAAAGCAATCCTCGCAAAAAGAAAAGACGGCCACTACGCCGCCAGCATCGACGGAATACAAGCATCCATCCCACGACAGGTCGGCAAAACATACACAATCGGCGGCCTCACATTCGCACTCGCCACCCTCCACCCAAACTACTTCGTCCTCTGGACCGCGCACAGAACACGCACCGCAGACGAAACATTCAACGACATGAAAGGAATGGCACAAATACCCAACATCGCCCCATACGTAAACAAAATACGGCAAGCAAACGGGCAACAGGCCATCCTCTTCAACAACGGATCACGAATCCTGTTCGGAGCCCGCGAAGGCGGATTCGGACGCGGATTCCACGGCGTAGACATGATTCTCTTCGACGAAGCCCAGATTCTGGGCGCAGCCGCACTGGACGACATGATCCCCGCCGCAAACACGGCGCCCGACCCCCTCATCATCAAAATCGGGACACCGCCAAAACCAAAAGACCCGTCCGAAGCGTTCAGTGAATTTCGAAACCTCGCCTTGCAGGGCGAAATAAAAGACGGCCTCTACCTCGAACTGGCCGCCGACTACGACGCTAACAGCGACGACCGGAAACAATGGGAAAAAGCAAACCCGTCATACCCTCGCCGCACACCCGAATCCGCCATTCTAAGAATGCGAAGGCAACTCGGAGAAGAATCATTCCGACGCGAAGGCCTCGGAATATGGGACCGCGCCAACGACAGGCTCGCAATCGACCCCACCGCCTGGAACACCACCACCATACGGCCAGAAAACACTCCCAGTGGCATGCGATGGTGCGCCGCAATCCGATTCGCAACCGACGGATCAACATGCGCCCTAGCCAGAGCAGGACACAAGCAAAACACGCCCACACACGTCGAACTCTGCACCCACCAAGGCGTCCGCCGCATGAACGAAGGCACGCAATGGATCATAGACTACATTGCGGACACAAAAGACAGATGGGCGCAAATCATCGTAGACGGAAAATACGGTGCCGGCGACACAATCGAAAGACTACGCGCCATCGGAGTACGCCCACAAGTCATCATCACACCCACAATCACGCAAATCATAGACGCCTACAGTATGCTAGACGCCTCACTACGTGAAAACACAATCACACACCTAGACGACATGCAACTGCGCACTGAGGCCGCATCCGCGACGCCACGCCCAATCGGAACGTCCGGAGGATGGGCACTACAAGCACCGCCAGGCGCCACCGTAGCCGGCCTAGAAGCCTGCACACTCGCAATGTGGGCAGCACGCACAACAAAAAGAAGGCCCCGCTATAAGCCTTATGATAAAATCGAGAACGCCAATAGTAGAAAAGATCGTGGCGGCGGAGTACTGTTCCTATGACTGAAATTTATCCTGACGACGGACGACTCGTTAATGCTACGCCGGCACCCACCCGCATTTCCGGACTCCCCGACGAGGACAAGATAACATTTCTGCAGCTGTGGCAGAAATGGCAGCAGCACTCGAACAAAAACAAGCTACTCTCCGTCTACTATGACGGCCACCGCGCTTTCCAAGATTTGGGGATCAGCATTCCGCCGCAAATGACGCGCACCAAAGCTGCGTTGGGGTGGCCTCAGAAAGTCGTCACCATGCTCGCCCGCCGACATGTGTTCGAAGGCTACTCGTTGAACGGGGCACCCGATGCTTTCGAAGCCAACGAAATACTCTCCGCAAACAATTACGATCTCGATCTCGCACAAGCGATCACGTCCGCGTACAAGCATTCTTTCTCGCTGCTCACAGTGACGCGCGGGGACGAGACTATTGGTGAGCCGCCTGTCGTTGTGCAGGCCCGTGACGCGGAATGGTCCGCCGCACTCTGGGACACTAGGCGCCGCATAATCGATGCTGCGCTCACAATTGATCAGACTGACAAGTACGGGCAGCCGGCCGGCGCCATCATGCACACCTCCACCGCTATTTGGCGAATCGACGCCAAGGAGAACGGCGGCGGCTGGAAGGCCGAAAAACTAGGAGACACGCCCAACCGCATTTTCGTCGAAGCACTCTGCTACGATCCCCAGTTGAACCGGCCTCTGGGGCATTCACGAATCACCCGTGAAGTGAGATATCTCACGGACGCGGCGGTGAGAACAATGGTCCGAGCAGAAACATCCGCAGAATTCTTCTCCTCCCCGCAACGGTACGTGCTCGGCGCGGAAAGAGCGGACTTCGCAGGCCAGGACAGGTGGTCAGCAATCATGGCCCGCGTACAGGTGCTTGAGCCGAACGAGAACGGCGACATCCCGTCGGTTGGGCAATTCTCACAAATGACCATGAGCCCTCACCTGGAAATGTACCGTCAACTGGCACAGAATTTGTGCGCGGCCTCAAACCTGCCTCAGTCCGCCATCGGAGTATTCGCGGAGAACCCCGCCTCGGCCGAGGCGATGCAGGCGGCTGAGGCGGCGCTCGCAGACGAAGCCGAATACCAGTGGCGTATTTTCACCGCCCCACTACGACGTACACTGCAAAACATTGTTATGGTCAGAGACAAGCTCGACGAGCCGCCGCAGGAGTCGTGGAAGACCTCGGTGAAGTGGACCCCCTCCCGCTATTCCTCGCCGTCGTCTGCCGCCGATTTCGCGGTCAAAATGGTGTCCGCTTTCCCGTCGTTGCAGGAGTCGCAGACTCTCATGCGGCGTGCCGGACTCACCGAGGACGATCTCGCAGATATCAACGCCGAAAATCGTAAAAAGAATGCGGTTTCGTTGCTTGATCGTGCTCTCGCCGCCACGAATAACAAGAATGTGGACGAGAATGGCGAGAACGCCGAGAATGATGACGCAGCCAACAATAATGGCGACGATAACGCCGACGGTGCCCCCAACAATACTGGCAACAATGGTAGTGGCAATAACCTGGGTATTAATAACGCGCCCAATACAAGGAACAGGGTTAAGCGCAACATTAAACTGCCCGGCGGCACCAAAACCCCAATAAACTAACACTATTATGCTGTCAACCGCAGAAATCGGGGCGTACGGTCGAGCAATAGACTCACTCACCACACTCGCCCAAAACGACCTACACACATTCTGGTCCCACGCCGCTAGACAACGCCCCGAACAAGCGCGCGACTTTCTGCTCGAAATCATGCCCGCCCTCGTAGACCAATACGGTAGTGCGGCCGCCGCAATCGCCGACGAATGGTACCGAGACATGCGCCTAGACCAAGACATTCCCGGCGACGCCCCCACAGTACAAACACCGCTCACCCCACAAGGCGAAATCGACGACAGCGTCAGATTCAGCGCCGGAGCACTATACGCCGGAACCCCCGACATCGCCCTATCCTATCTGACCGGCGCACTCATCCGATACGTCAGCGACGGCGCCCGTTCACAAATTGCAGACATGACATGGGCCGACCCGGAAGCCATGGGCTGGGAAAGACGAACGCGTAACCCGCAAGCCTGCAATTTCTGCGTCATGCTTACAATGAACGAATGCTACTACAGGTCACAAGGGACCGCATCATTCGGGGCACACGACAATTGCAAATGTATCGCAGTCCCCGCATGGGACCCAACCTCCCGTGAAGTGCCCGCGAAAGCATACACGCTCGCAGCCAGACACAAAACAGAAAAAGGCCGTGAACGTCACCGTGAGCTCGTCTCATCATGGATAGACACGCACCAAGAAGAGCTCGCGGAATGGCGCACCCGACCAATTGAATGATTGTGCTACAATGCATAAACAAAGGGACTACGAAGACGGCTGCAAAGCCCAGAATAGTTGCCTGAAAATATCACAATAACCGCACGGTCAAAATATAGGAAACGCCCAATGAGCGATAACGCCGCAAGCGACACGCCAGCCGACAGCAGCGCCACTAACAGCGACAATGCCCCCAAGAATGAGGACAACGCTGCTAGCAAGCCTGAAATCGACTGGAAGAGCGAGTCCCGGAAGTGGGAGAATCGCGCCAAAGAGAATAGGCGTGCCGCCAACGAACGAGACGAGCTCGCCAAGGCAATCGGCGACAAAGACGCCACAATCGAAGCCCTAAAGGCCAAGGTGGCAGACTTTGAAACCGCCGCCAAGGTCAGGGAATGGTCCGCCAACGCTGCTGCAGAGCACGGCATCAGCGCCGATTTGATCCGAGGAACAACCGAGGACGAAATCAACACGCATGCTGCCGCAATCGCCAAGGCCCTGCACGACGCTAAGCCGTCCGTCGCCCCCGTGGTGCCCCAGGCTGGGGCCACGCCCGACAATGACGGTGGCAATCTTGCGGAATTTGCTCGGAACGTTTTCGCCGGCGACTAAAACGCCCACCGCAATTCTAAAGATAAAATACTAGAAAGAAACGGAAACAACTATAATGGCCGTGTTTGATTCAGGCAAGGCGAAGGTCCTCATGCCCCGGCAGATCGCCGACGGCATCATCACTCGCACCCAGACCCTCTCCACCGTCGCCAAGCTCAACGGCGGAATCCCCATGACTTTCGGCGACGTGGACATTATCACTTTCGATAATTTCCCGCGCGCAGAGTTCGTTGACGAGGGCGCCGAAAAGGCACCCACCTACGGTGAATTCGGATATGTGACCGCTAAGCCACACAAGGCTCAGGTCACTATGCGATTCAACGAAGAGGTCCAGTGGGCCGACGAGGACTACCAGCTTGACGTCCTCAACCAGCTCGCTCAGAAAGGCAGCGAGGCGCTTTCCCGCGCCCTCGACCTCGGCCTTTACCACCGTGTTAACCCGCTGACCGGCGCCGTTATCGACGCGTGGACCAACTACCTGACCTCCACCACCAAGAATGTCGAGATCGGCACTACGGAGATGGACCAGGCGATCCGTCAGGCCGCCGGATTGCTCATTAATGACAATGCTGCGCCTATTACGCCGACCGGCCTCGCGCTTGCCCCGTCCGCCGTTTGGGCGCTCGGTAGTCTTCAGACCAAGAATGCTGACGGGACGCCTTCCGGTACGCCGCGTTACCCGCAGATCGGCCTCGGCGTCGATATTGATAACTTCATGGGCCTCCCGGCCGCTGCCGGAAACACTGTTGCCGGCAAGCCCGAGGCGACCGCCGCCACCAATGTCGAGGGCATTGTCGGCGACTTCGTCGACGGTATTCGCTGGGGAATTCAGCGTTCTCTTCCGCTCGAGATCATCCGTTTCGGTGACCCGGATGGTCAGGGTGACCTGAAGCGACGGAACCAGATTGCTCTGCGTCTTGAGATTCTGTACGCTTGGTATGTTTTCCCGGATAAGTTCGCGACGATTAAGACCAAGGCTGGCGCCTAATAAATCGCCGTAAAGAAAAAATAACACAACCCATCCAAAACAAAATTTTTCCCAGGGGCGATTCCGGAAATGCGATCCTACAAGCACCGAGACCACGACATTGTGGTCCATCTCGCAGACGACCATAATGTGATGCTCGGAGACGAATACACCGAAATCGTCCATGAGAGTAATGACGCCGGCGAGGCAGACGAGCCCACCTCCTCTTCCTCCTCTCGCGCTGCCTCGCCGGCACCTGCCCCCCGTAGGGGACGAGGCCGCCCCAGAAAGATCGCCCAGTGATCCCCGATGACGTTATCCCGTTCGCCACGGTCGAAGACCTAGAAGCGCGATGGCGGGCACTCTCCGACAATGAGCGCATTCGCGCCGACGTACTCCTCGCCGACGCAACCGACCTCATCGTGTCGAAATGCCCGCGCTGGGAATCCGCCACACCTCGCACACGGAAGCGTGTAGCATGTGCTGTGGTGCGCCGTGCAATGCAAGGTGGAGATGCTATCGGCGGCGTCACAGACAGTGGCGGCGGAATCTACTCCGAACCCCACGGGATTATCGCGTCAGAATCACACACGACCGGCCCATTTAGTGATCAGTTCACGTATCAGAATCCTGAAGGCGGCCTTTACCTGAAACGCGAGGAAAAAGACGCCCTCGGAGGCTCCGGCGGCGCGTTCGAGGTGGACCTCCTGCAGGATTATGATGTGCGGTCCGCTACCGATCAACTGATCGAGGACATTAATGCGATCAGCGGACAGGAACCGTGATGCTTTCAGGATACGTACCTGTCACACGACGTAGACGAGGCCCAGCGTCAAAAGACCAGTACGGTAACCCCGTGCCGGGACAGTGGGAGAACGTTTCCTTGCCGCCCGCTGTGTTTGCGCCGGCCACGTCTACTGAGCCGATCAGTGCTGGGGCGATGCCCGTCACCGTGCCCGCCGCCCTTTATTGGCGGAATACCACAATCGACGTGACCGCTGAGGATCATCTTATTGTAGACGGCATAGAATACCGTGTCGAAGGCCGCCCTTCACCCTACCCTAAGGGAACTGTTGTGCAGATTCGCGCCAACGAAGACAAAGTGAGCGAATAATGCCGAAAGTAAAATTCCAGCTCAACAGGGACGGTGTCGCCGATCTTCTGCGCGGCCCCGACGTAGCCCGGACCGTAGCACTGGAGACGGGGCGCGTAGCCAACGCCGCCGGCCGCGGGTTCGAGGGCGAGACGACGCACGGAAATCGAACCCGCGGATATGTTAGGGCGCGCACCATTGCCGCAATGCGCAGACAGATGAGGGAGCACACGTTGGAGCGCGCGATCGGCCTCACAATGGGTGGCGGGAAATGACGCCCACGTATGATCGTGCCCCCATGGTGCCGGACATAAAAAAGCATCTCATGGACTTTCTGTCCGCACACGTGAGCGTACCGATCGTGGCCCGCAGACCCGAGAGCCCTGATCGCCCCGCCGCATTCATTCGAGTCATCTCAACCGGCGGCACCGGTGTCACGAAGAAAGCACTCTGCACCGCGCTGGAAACGATCGACGCCTACGCGCAGTCGGCTGGTGAGGCAATGAGAATCGCGTGCGCGGCCGTGAATGTGGCGCACACAATGCCCAACTATCAGGATGGTATAGTGATGGTACAATCATCCTATCCGATAGAAATGCCCGATCCGGACACGTCTCAGGCGAGGGCGACTGCAACATTAACAATTACAGCACATAGGTGAAACAAAATAATGGCTGTTAACGCTGACAATGCACTCATTTTCTCGTCCGACAATGATGCGCTCTGGCTGGGCGACTATGTCGAGAAGTTCGGCGAGAAGGTCACGTCGCTCACCCAGGACCTCTCCGGTGTGACTGGTCTCACCAACGTTGGGTGGATTAGTGAGGACGGATTCAAGCTTACCTCCGACGACTCCGTCACCAAGATTAAGGGACATCAGGGCCACGGCGTTGTCAAGACCTTCCTTGACTCCTCGGAGACGACTTTCAGCGCCACTCTCCTGGAGACCATGCTCGCCCCGCTCTCATGGTATCTTGACGCTACTAGTGAGAAGGTCGAGGACGGGGGTGCCGTTAAGGGTGTGAAGATCACCGCTAAGTCTTCCCGTAAGGTCAAGCTTCTCTGTGGTGTCGCCGATTTCTTCGACGTTTCCGGTGTGGGTGCTCAGATTCGTATTGTTTTCCCGCGCCTGGAGCTCGGTGAGCGTGGCGAGATTACTTTCCAGCAGGCTGAGATCACCGGCTATGAGTACAACCTCTCCGTGCTGGGTGATTACATTATCTACTCCGACCACAAGGCGCTGCTCCCCTCCTGACATTAATGCTTCCCCGCTATTCCGCGTTTCGGATGGGTTGTCGCGGAATAGCGGGGAAGACCAAAACAAACACAACCCACCCACTTTATGAAACAATTTTGAGGACAACCCATTATGTCTGACAAGGATACGAAGAGCAAGGCAAAGGCCGCTGGAGCTAAGGCGCCGGCTGACAGGCTCGCCAAGGCCGAGGCCACGCGCGACCCGATTCACGTGGACTATGAGGGGATCGAGTTCGATATTCCTCCGGAGGCGTTGGAGGACTTCCGCGCGTTCGAGGCCCTCGACGCAGGCAATCCATTCCCGCTTTTCCGCCTCATTGTAGGCGACCACAAGGACGAAGTCTACTCCGCGTTGGAGGACGAGAACGGCCGCGTCCCGATCGACGCGGTGACCGACTTCATGCAGTCAATCGTGTCCGAGGTGGGCGCGGGAAACTGACGATTCTCCCACCACTACTCCGTGAGTATGGGTGGGAGATAGAGGCCGACCTGCAACGATACTACAACACTGATCTTCTCGATTTATATCGAGGCAGAATAACCCCCAGGCGGGTAATGGCCCTCATCGGCGGCCTCCCGCCAGGGTCAACATTCGACAGGGCGCGCGGCGGAGACAGATACTGGTCCGACGAAGTAGCCGCCACAATAATGTCAGCACACAACATCCAAACCACGCTACTCGCCGTCAATGGCGTCAAGAAAGACAAATGGCCTGAAGCGCCTAAACCGCCCGCTGAAGGATACCGGGAAACCGGCAACACCAAGGTATCAAGCAAACACGCTAAAGCACAGAAGGCCAAGGGTGAGAAATGGCTTGCCCGATACGGCAGCTGAACCGTGCTTCTATCGGATAGTGTAAAATGGTTCACGCCAAGACAAACACGAAAAACGGTTTGCTTGGCGTGAACCATTTTCGCTGTACATGATTTCGGAGAGGTATCAATGGCCGGATATGATCTCGGTACCGCATGGATTCAGATCAGCCCGTCCGTGCGAGGCCTCGCCCGAAGTATCAATAGCGAAATCGGTAACGTCGATACTGGGCCGGCCGAGAGAAAGATCACATCCGGCCTGGGGGGGGCGTTCAAGTCGGTAGCGAAAGTCGCCGGCGCTGCGCTCGGAGGACTCGCAATCGGCGGCATTGCAGTCGCGTTTGGCGGCGTCGCAAAAGAGGCATTCAATGCGGCCGACGCCACAATCAAATTCAAACAAACGCTCGCATTCGCCGGTAAAAGTGCGGACGAAATCAATGCACTTACAAAGAGCACGCGCTCTTACGCGGATCGTACGATTTATGAGCTCGACGATATTCAGTCCATTACTGCGCAGCTTGCATCCAACGGCGTTAAAGGCTACGATAAGCTCGCCGAGGCCGCCGGTAACCTGAACGCTGTTGCAGGCGGAAACGCGCAGACATTCAAAACTGTCGGCCTCGTCATGACGCAGACCGCGGGCGCCGGAAAACTCACCACCGAGAACTGGAACCAGCTTTCCAACGCGATTCCAGGCGCGTCCGGTAAATTGCAGGAAGCCATGAAAAAGAATGGCGCTTACACTGGCAATTTCCGGGAAGCCATGGAGAAAGGCGAGATCACCGCCGAGGAATTCAACCAAGCAATCCTCGACCTCGGTATGGAGGACGTGGCCATTGAGGCCGCCACATCCACCAAAACCCTGGAAGGCGCCTGGGGGAACTTCAAAGCGACCCTCGTGACCGGGGCGCAGGAAATCGCCGAAAAAGCACTCCCATGGATCACCGCATCCCTTGACGCCATGAGCAAAGGGTTCGAAAAAGTATTCAACTGGGTGAGCAATTCATTCATTCCCAGTATTACGAATGCTTTCAACGTCATCCGCAAGGGTGATTTCACCGGCCCGATCTTTTCATTCGAGGAAGACTCGAGCTTCGTTGATTTCCTTTTCCGCATGCGCGATGCCGCCGCCGCCGCGGGGGAATGGATCAACAAAACACTCGTCCCGTCGCTGAAGAATCTTAAAGATCTGCTCATGTCCGGTGATTTCACGGGGACGATTTTCGGATTCGACAAAGACTCCGGAATCATCTCATACATCACCAACGTGCGCAACAGCTTCGTCGAGCTCGGTAAATTCATTGTCGGGACACTCGTCCCCGGTATCGCTACCGCTCTCAGCACCATCGCGAACAGCACCCTTGTGCAGTTCATGGAGAATCTGACCGTCGCTATTCTCAATAGTAAAGTGGCGGTTTACAGTATTGCGGCCGCGTTTACGGCGTGGAAAGCCGTCATGGTCATGTCCTCAATGCAGCAATGGTTGAATGACATGGAAGGCGTGGCCGGTGTCGCCGGGCGTGTCACCACAGCCATTAATGCGATGACAGTGGCGAAGGTAAGAGACATGGTTGAGACCGCGCAGCTTAACCTCATGTATGCCGGTGAATTCTTGTCGAATATCGCGCGCGCAACGACACAGATTACGATGCAGGCGGTTGCGTGGGGTAGGGCCACGGCAATGATGGTCCTCCACAAGACTGCAACAATCGCCTCGACCGCGGCGCAATGGGCGTTCAACGCTGCAATGGACGCTAACCCGATCGGCCTCGTCGTGATCGCTATCGCAGCATTGGTCGCGGCAATCATTGTGGCATGGCAGAACTCCGAAACATTCCGCAACGTCGTCATTTCTTGTTGGGAAGCAATCAAAACGGCCGCCGGCGCCGTGGCCGATTGGTTCGCCGCTAACGTATGGCCTCTCATGCAAGTCGCATGGGACGGAATCGTGGCAGGCGCCCAGTGGATGTGGGGCGTCATGGTATCCGTCTGGCAAGGAATGCAACCTGTCATTCAAGCGGTCATTGATTGGATCGTCGGCACCGCATGGCCCGCACTTCAAGCGGCATGGGACGGAATTGTCGCCGGCACACAACGGGTATGGAACGGCATCGTCAGCGTCTGGCAGGGAATGCAGCCCGTAATTCAGGCCGTCGTCGATTGGATCGTAAATACCGCGTGGCCTAACCTTCAGGCCGCCTGGGACGGTATTTCTGCGGGCGCAATGATCGTCTGGAACGGGATGGTCGCAGCCTGGCAAGGTATCAGCGACATAATCCGGCCCGTCGTCGACTGGATCGTCAACGTCGCCGCCCTGTACCTCACTACAGCATGGGATGCTATCAGCTGGGGCGTGAGTGCGCTCTGGTCCACGATTCAGTGGGCGTGGGACGCCATTTGGGCGGCAATCATGCCCGTCGCCACACAAATCTACAACGACATCTGGCCTATGGTGGTCGGTGCCTTTAATGCTATTAAAGACACTGCCTCCACGATGTGGGCCGATATTCAGATTGCATGGACCGCCATTCAAACCGCAATTCAGCCCGTTGCGGATTGGATTTACAACACGGTTTGGCCTTGGGTGGTCGGCGCGTTCAATGCGATTAAGGATACGGCCGCTAATATGTGGGCTGATATTCAGGTCGCATGGACCGCAATTCAGGCTGCAATGCAGCCGGTAGTCGAGTGGATCTACTATACGGCGTGGCCGTGGGTCGTCGACACGTTCAATACGATTAAGGATGCGGCGTCTAATCTTTGGGGTACTGTTCAGGCCGCGTGGACCTCCATTCAAGCTGCTATGCAGCCCGTGGTCGAATGGATCTACTACACTGCCTGGCCCTGGGTCGTCGACACGTTCAACACAATCAAAGACACAGCCTCCGCTCTTTGGGGCACCATATCGGCGGCATGGAACGGTATTTGGGCCACTATTCAACCCGTCGTCGACTGGATCTACAATATTGCATGGCCGTGGGTGGTCGGAGCATTCAACGCCATTAAAGACACGGCCTCCATAATGTGGGGCTCCCTATCGGCAACATGGAATGGCATTTGGGCTGTTATGCAGCCTGTGGTGAATTGGATTCAAACCTACGCTGCACCCGTTATTAGTGTGGCTTGGGAGATAATCTCTACGGGTGCGAAAATTCTGGGCGGAATCATTGCGTTTGTATTCGCGTCCATCATTGCCGCGGTCACCATGGGAGTCGCCGTAATTCAAGGTGCAGCTACCACGATCAGCGCCGCCTGGAACACTGTTGTTTCGTGGACCAGCTGGCTGAAAAACATGGTCGTCTCCGCCTGGAACATTCTGAAGGGCGAAATCCAAATCGTTAAAGATTGGATTGCTAATACGCTTGTCCCCGCAATTACAAGCGCCTGGGATAGGGTCGTGGCCGCCGCCAATACCATGAAAGACGGGGTTCGGACGGCGTGGGACAAAATCAAGGAAGCCGCCGCCAAACCCGTTAACTTCGTTATCGGCACCGTCTACAATAACGGGCTGAGGAAGCTCGTTAACGGGATGATGGAGAAACTTTCACTTGATCTTCGTCTTCCTGAGGCGCCTACGATTGGCGGTTACGCGTCAGGTGGTGTTCTGCCCGGGTACTCTCCGGGCCGCGACATTTACCATTTTGTATCGCCCGATGGTGGCGGTCGGCTCGCGCTTTCCGGCGGAGAAGCAATTATGCGCCCCGAATGGGTGAAAGCGGTTGGCGGGCCTGCAATGGTGAATGCTATGAACCGCGCTGCTGCGCACGGGGACAGAATTCCCGGTGGCGACGCGGGGTATGCCGCATTCGCCCCGGGCGGTATTTGGGACCCTGTCAAATCAACGGTAGAAAAGGGCGCGTCCGCTGCCCTTAATTGGATCACCGGCGCGGCCGACGCGGTGTCCTCGATATTCTCTGACCCGATCGGAGCTGTTGAGACTGTCATTAAGGCTCCGGTTCACAAGCTTTTGGATTCGTGGGGCGGAGACGGGGCAAAACCATTCTTCGACGCCGGAAAGGCGGGCGTTGATAAAACCATTGACGCGCTCGGCGATTGGATTAAAGACCACATGCCCGTGGTCAGCGGATTCGGCGGCGGAATCGGTGCCATTGGCGCCGCCGCCGGCGACCTCGTGAATACTGCGCGTCGCGCTATCGGTACACCGTATGTTTGGGGCGGCGTCTCCCCAGGAGGCGGACTCGACTGTTCTGGTCTTGTTTATTGGGCGCTCAACGCGATGGGCATTCACGTGCCGCGTCTCACGGCGGCCGGATATCAAGCAATGTCATCCCCCGGCAACCCGATGGTTCCTGGAACGCTTCTGTTCTGGGGTTACCCGGCCCACCACGTTGCTATCGCCTCCGGTAACGGGATGATGGTCGAGGCGCCGACTTTCGGCATTCCGGTGCGTGAGGTCCCGATCTATGGTGGTCCGTCTGCGGGGAATCTTCGCTACGATAATGGTGGCTTCTTGCAGCCCGGCCTTTCAACGATCGAGAATAAAACTGGTCGTCCGGAGCCTGTTTTCACGTCGGCTCAGTGGGAGAAAATGGATAAGCTGATCAGCCTCCTGGAGAATCGTGCGCTCGGCCCGGACGTGCTCGAAATTCGAGACGTGGACAATGATCTTGTGGGCCGCATGCAAGTAGAGGCGACGTCGGCCATAGTAGACTATGACCGGATGAATCGATAAACCATTGTGACGGAAAGCATATAATAATGCCGATTACGGGATGGATTGCTACACACACTGGGCTGCCGTCAATAATGGCCACCGGCAAGGAACCTGTCTATGCGGGGGACCGTCTTTTCGCTGTTCCTGGGATGGCTCGCGACAAAAGACCACTCACCGGGCGCGCGAAAATGATTCGCGAGCTCGAGGGCCCCAAGCTGACTGAGCCGGTGACAATGATTCTCTCAGACGCATACGCCGTGCCGGGCACCACAATCAAATACACTCAGGGTGACTCCTCGGTCACGCTGACTCGCCCCGAGGTGGAGTGGTGGCGTGGCATGGTGAGCGGCCTCAACGGCCGCACCGTGCCTGGGCTCATCTGGGAGGAGGCCCAGGATAAAAGAGAATGGTCATCACCGGTTTCGAGATATAACTCACTCATTGCCAGGTGGCCGATGCTGGAAGTAGCTCGCACCGGAGGCGGCCAATTCGTCCTAGACGACCCGTCCCACGTTAACAGTGTTTGGGAAATTCTGCAGAAGCGTGAGCCTCTCATTCTTACGCCCGGCGCCCCCGCCGACGTTCTACCGTCACGATTCATCACCGTAGACAAGGTCGACAGTGCCAGGATCACGGGAGACGGTATTATTCGGTGGAATGTGAAATGGCATGAGCTCCCCGAGGACTCGCCCATGCTTGTCGGCCCTCACGCTGGCTGGGGGGCAGCACCATGCGTCACCTGGGGTGAATGGCGTGAAGTCGACAAGGTATGGAAGTCGCGCACGTACATTGAGATTTGCAAAATGATTGCGGGTATGCCATGAGAAACGGCCCCACTCTGGCCGCCCTTTCAGACGGTCTCAGCATCGGCGCAAGAATCGATATTATTCGAGGCGGCGAAGTCCTTAAAACCGGGATCCCCGCCTCCGAAGTGAAAGTCGAGTGGTCCTCAACGAACCGTCAGGTTCCGGGCGCACTGTCTTATTCTTGCCCAATGTCTTGGGTCCCGGAATGGCCGTTGGACGCTCTCAATAATTTCGGACAGAGGTCCATGGTGACCGCACTCTATGAGAATCGGCGCGGCGACTACTGGGAAATTCCGCTCGGCGAATTCGTCAACATGGAATGGTCCGTGTCGAAAGAAAAAGTTAACGTTTCCTGTAAAGATTTGACGCAGATTCTTGCCGATAACCCGAGGCCATGGCCGTCCTCACCCGCCGCTGGCGCCACTCTACTCTCCGAGGCCAACGAGCTCGCGGAATATGTGCGAGTAAAACTGGAGGACGACGTCTGGGACGCGCCCATTCCCCGCACCACGCAATGGGGAAATTCACGAATCGAATCAATCTATAAGCTCGTGGAATCGCGGGGTTGTGGTATTCGTAGTGGCGCCGATGGAATGTTGCATATTTTCAAGCTCCGTGACAAGACGGCGCCTGACGAGATTTATACGTACGAGTCGGGGTTCCTTTTGGAAGCACCGCGCGCCCCGAGGTCAGGCGGCCGTCGCCCTAACCGTTGGTATGTTACCGGCAGTAAGCAGCAGAGGGCTCAGGGTGAGCAAGAGGAGCGTTGGACAGCGGAACGCGAAATCACTGACCCGCCATATGATCCGGCCGGCTACGGTTGGGTTACTTCGCACAAGGAATTCAGTGCCGCGGGTTCGGCGAGAGAGGTATCCGAGGCTGCTGACACGTACATGATTCAGGACATTTCCTCCCGCTCTTCCCGCTCTTTGACGATTATCCCAGACGCCCGTATCGAGGTCGGCGATATTGTCGGCGCTATCACTGAGCATGGTGAGCATATCGCTGGTCGTGTTACAGCCTATAGTCTCCCATTGTCTGACCCGTCCGCTACAATGAGGGTAGACATAGAGGTACTGGGAGAATAGCGGGCATCATGGTCAGACCGTCACTATTGCTTGACACGGCGCCACGAAACGGCGGCGGGCGCAACAATAACAACGTTATTGTTCAGCAATCTTCAGTATCATGGACGTACGGGAAAATCACAGGCACGTCCGCCACCGACAGTACTCTTCCGTCCGGCTGGGTAGAAGTAGGAATCCCCTACAGCAACCCAACCTCCCATGCGGTTGGCGAATCCGATGGTATTGCCACATGGATAGGCGCCCGTGTACTCGTCATCATTGACTCATCCGGCCGTGTAGTCAAAATCAGTGATCCCATAGCTGAGCCGCCTTCCGGCGCGAAAGTCGAGAACCTCGGACACACTGGCAAAATTCTCAGCCAGGCAGCGAAAGACGCCGAACGCGCTTTCAAGGAAGCCGACGCGATTCGAGACCGAGCCAATAAGGCTGAAGGTGCAGCGAATAAGGCGGCGAAGGACGCTGAAAAAGCTGTTCAGATTGCGGAAGCTAACCGTCCGCCCGTAGTGGCCCAAACCGCGCCCGAGAATCCTGTCACAGGGTTGATATGGTATGTCACCGACAATGCCGGGCACATTACCGATGTGCGTATTTGGGACGGTACACAGTGGGTGACCAGAACAATGGTTGCTGGCAGCATTCTCGTCCCCTCGTCCGTGGGAAACGTCTCGCTCGCTGACGGTTCTGTGTCCGCGCGTAACATTTACGCGTCCGGGGAACTGTGGGCCAAAATCGCGGCGTTCGCGTCCGTTACTACGGAAATGCTGACCGCCGGAAACGCGACATTCAACGCAGCGAAAGTCACCGGCGACCTCATCGGTAACAGGCTTATCGGTGGCGAACTTTCGCTCGTTGATACTGAGCCGACGTCAGGCGAGAAGAATATCCGTTTCGGCCTTGGCAGCGAGTACGAGTTCTGGGAGTCTATCTGGTCTCCCAAAATCGCGACCGTCGAGGAGCTCGAGGGTGGCACAAGGTTCGTTCTGACCGATAGGGACCGCCCCAACCGCAACGATGGCGCTCAGATGGCAATCTATGACATTGCTGTTGCGAAACCAAAAACATACGGTATCGCCGGTGAGGGCGTCGGCAAGGTTGAGGGGTATATTCTTTTCACCCCGTCATGGAACGGCCGCGCGATTCTCACAATCAACATTGGCAAGAATAGAATCATCGCTGTTGACGAGCAGGCGACGGCCGGGCAGAAAATAAGATTCGATTTCACGCTCCCTGACGGCACGTGGATTCAAGACACGGACACGCCTTTCTACATTAGTGCCCGCACGAACGATGTTTTTACGCCGGGAATGCAGCTCGGAATCATTTATTCCATGTACGTGTCATGGAAAATGAGCCGTTCCTCCGGTTTGCATATTTTCCGCGACGACGAGGGTGTCGCGAAAATACAGATCACCGACCGTCAGGGCGGTCAGCTCGTTATGGACACGAATGGCGTGTCCTACGACCCGCCCGGATCGCCCGCGCCTCATTCCTCGTCTTGGCGTACTTTCACGGAGCCGCCTTTCGCCCACATGGCAACAAACAACGCGCAATTGTGGACGGTGAAAGATAAGTGGACCAAGGTTCCGGTCGGGTCGCAGGAGAAGATCGTTCGCGGCGGAATGCAAGTAGACGGTATCGAGATCATTATTCCGCAGAGCGGGCTCTACCGTCTAGACGGCACAACATGGTACAGGTCATCGTGGGCAGGGTACGTTGGCGGCACAAGGGTCGCCCGCAGCAACGACGTTGAATACGGCGTTTACATGTATGCTGCGCTGAACCATGGCTTGTGGACAGCGTTGCAGGTGACAGGTGTTAGGCGCCTCAACGTCGGGGATCGGATCGCGCTTTATACGTATCAGAATATTGACGAGGGTACAATTATGGATTGGGGCGAGATGACGGTTAGCTGGCTCACCTACTGAAGATTGTGCAACAATATTTTTAGGAGAAAACAATATGCCTAACACTAGGTGGACCGGCGGCGTAGTCCCCACAGTAGACGATAATCTCATTGAGGCCTGGGACGCGTACGATGATTCCGCCGGCAGGGTTATGCCGGCGGCGTCCGTAGCCGCCGCAAGAGTAATGTTGGCGGCCGCCCCGTCCGGGGCAGTATCGAAAGCACGCCCCGCCGTTTTCATTATTGACGATATTCTGTACACTGCCGACGGCTCCAAGGGTGGCGACGGGTCGTTCAACATTAACCCCGCGAACTCGTTCAGCGGCGTGCTCTACCGGCATCGTGACAATACGAACGGCCGCGGGCGTCCGACGTCGGATCATGCCACTTACACGTGGGGTGACGGTATTGTCACTTTGCCGATCAAGAGCCTCATGGAGTTCTCGCTTGACGTGTGTGTGAGTATTGCGCACGAGGATTATCATTCCGAGGAGGAGAAGGATAAGGCGGTCGGCTCATACTTTTTCGGGTTCAAGCTTGACAACAGGGGTATTTGGCAGACCGAGATTCAGTACAATCGCACGTTCATGACCCACCATATGCAGTGGCGCCTTTCCGTGGAAGCCGGCTCACATAGGGTCGCCTATACTACGGCTGGCAGCTATGGCGCTGACCCGTACTGGCATTACGACGGTGGCGTATTCCCTGGCACCGTGTTTACGGTGGCTACTCTCGGTGCGACCCGCGTTGACCTGTAATCAACAAATATAGTTCGCTATTAGAAATAGGTGATAATAATATGACTAAGGTCATAGCCACGGTTGTGAATGCTGCCGGCAAGACAGTCAACGCAACAATGAGCGTGCGCCCCGAAACCGTGTACACGTCCAACAATATTACTACCGTTCCTGCCCCCGTGCGCGGCGACGCCGACGACAAAGGCAGGATCGAGGTAGAGGTAGACGCCAGCCATGGTGGACGATGGGCAATCGTCCTGAACGTAGCTGGTGTTTGGGCGCGCGAAGTGCGCGGGGCAGAACTGCCTGCCTCCGGTGACGTGCAGGTAACCTCCCTGTCGGCATGGAATGGCGGCAGTACCCCTGATCCTGGCAATCCTGGCGGCGGCGGCCAGAACAATGGCGGCAAGATCACTGTCAGTGACGATGGTCTTACCTGGACTTACGGAGAGTGAGAAAACACAATGGCAAACGTTACTGGGTACACTAAGGCCGGCGTTGACAAACTGGTCGCCCCGCTGTTCTCCTCGATCTCGCCTTTCACGGTCGGTGGACACTACTATTCCCCGGTCACGTACTTCTGGCCCGATTTCTACAATGAAGGTCAGGCTGGGAAAGTCTCGAAATGGGCCAAGACATTGGCTTACGGGAATGCGCTCGGCTACGTGATCATGAACCGATCCACGGGCGATTGGTCCGCCAAGGACAACGACTTTCTCACTCAGGCGCAGCGCGCCCAGGCGGCAGGAGCGAAGAGAATTCTCTGGTATATTCCTACCCGCTACGGCGTCGCATCACTCGCCAAGGATGATGGCGCTAGGAATGGCGTGCCGGACCCGGACAAGTTTACGCGCGAATACATTATGCAACTGTGCGCCAACCTGTACTCCCAGTATGATGGTCTTTTCCAGGGCGTATTCTTGGACGAGGTAATCAACGGCTGGGGCGCACAGTCCGGGCGAGTCGGTTGGTACGGTGATCTCATCGGCGAAATTCGACGCGCATACGGCAAGAATTTCACAATCGCTATCAACCCTGGCAGTAATATTACTGAGGCCGTGTGCGCCCTCGATTTCGACGTGTGCATGAGCTTCGAGAACACTGCCGCCAAGTATTTGACGGATGACCCTAATAACCCTATCGCGAATGACGTGATGCGCGCGCAGCCTTCCACCAAATGGTGGCACGTCATCCATGGGGTTACGAAAGAGAATTTCCGACAGGTAATCGATCGTGCCACATCGTTTGGTGTGTCACATTTGTATGTGACCGATGGTGAGCTGGTGCAGGGTGAGGGCGGCCAGTGGGTGCCTGAGAAGAATCCCTATCAGAATCCTCCGTCGGATTGGATCATGGAGCGTGTGATTGCTTGGCATGGCGGCTACCTCGGCCTGGCGGAGCGTGTTGCCGCGTTGGAGGCCAAGGCGACTCCAGCCCCGTCTCCGCAGCCGGGCGCCTGAGTGTTTCACGTGAAACATTCCCCCTCACCGCAGAAATCGTGGTGAGGGGGAATGTTTTCGCATCCGGGGTAAGAGACTATAGTCCTAGGCGTTGGTAGTTTCCTCCGTGCTCGCGAGCGATATCGTCCAGGACGCCCATGAGATCGGAGCGCGCGTCGTCCTGAACAGTGATCGACGGTGAGTTCAGGATCGAGTGAATCGTATTATTGATCTCTCGGAATTGACGGTCCGAGATTGCGTCGCATTCTACGGTAGTCCACTGTCGTGCCAGACGGCGTGCAAGATTGCATGTGCTCTCGCCGCTTGTTTCATGGTAAACGCCCACAACGTTCAATGGCCAGCCCCAGACAATCCATTTACTGATAGCGCTGCCGTCGCCATTTTCTACGGTGACGTCAATCCCAACGCCCTTATATTTGTTGTGCCACTTCAGACGAGCGACCATATGCGCTTCGTCAATGTCGCACACGTCGGGCTTCGGAAGCCACAACTGTACGAGGCTGACCTCGTGCTCAATCTCTAGCATGGGGTTATTTGCTGTCATGAGACGCTCCGCAAAAGTAGGTTGCAACGCATCGCAGAATGCTCCGGACTGCAGGATTCCTCGTGAGTCCATCCTGCTGAGACGCCGCACTTCGTCGTCACCACAACACCGTCATCGGTGACCTCGATCTTCCCAGATGGGGAGTCAATGACGGTAACTCCCTGTCGGTCGGAAATGCGGGGCGACTGGAGCATGTCCCGCAATTCCCTGGCAATAGCCAGCGCGATTTCCTGGCGGTCAATCTTGTTCATTATTCTACCTCCATGGCCGATGGTGTGACACCGATCTGCCCCTGATAGTGCGATCCCAACCCATTGGTGCCGTACGGTATGCTGGCTGGCCTGTCCAGGTCCTCGAACGCGATCTGCGCAATCCTATCTCCAGGATGAAGAATGGCGGGCTTACTGGAGTGCAGGTTGGCGATTTCCAGGGTTACGTTTCCTTGGAATCCCGGGTCAATGTATCCCGCGGACACATGAACGAGAATTCCGCGGCGCGCCCACGATGACTTGCCTTCCACCCTGGCCACTAGGTCGGCTGGCACGTTGACTTTCTCCTGGGTTGATGCGAGAATAAACTCACCCGGCAGCAGCTCATAGCCATTCTCGTCAATGGTGACATTCTCGTCACCGTGACGGTAGACGATAATGTTTTCGTCCAACCGCACTTCTACCGATGCCGGTTGAATGGATAGCGGTTTGCGCCAGTCGTAAATGAGTTCACCCCAATCGATTCTGCGTCGAAGAGTGAAATCACTCAGCGTAGCCATCGCGGTAGTCCCCCATCTTCGTCTCCTCGATCATATGAACCGTATAGCCTTTATCACGCAGAATTACTTCGGCTTCGAGGGCAAGGGCAGGCTTCATTCCTGGGATGATTCCTACCGTGTCTTTACCGCGCTCCGACAGTACGATCGCGCAGACGTACGCATCATCGTCCGATGAGTCGCTGTAAGTGAGCACATACCCGCCTATCTCATCCGAATATGTGCACCTAGTGAAAACGATCCTCCCTTCCTGCCATGAACGCAAGGCAAGTGTTACTCTCTGAACAAAATGAACGTTGTGCATAAGTCCACGGATCGCGGCAGGCGGATCGATAGCATAACTTCTGATAGTGAAGTTACAGTCGGTGGCATGCATAAACGCGGCCGCACCCCACAGTTCACCGCATTTATCCAAATCAACGAAAGCAATATTAACAATATTCTCCATAACGCTCAACTCTCTTCTGGGATATAGTTATTAAGGTGATCGTGTGAAATGGCGGACACGAAGTCTGTGAGCCGGTCTCGAATTTCTCTGGCGCGATCCTCTGGCGTGAGCTGTCTGTCAATGGTACCCCAGTAGACGTTTCGCAGAATTGCGATCACCGACTGGGCTCCATGCTGGGCGACGAGCTCACGCAGATACCATGCCGCCTTTCCTAGGTCAACATTCTCGTCGGCACCATTCTTGTGGCCGGCCCTGAAAATATACTTCAAGGCACTGCCAGTCAAATAGTCTCGGTCCCGAATGAAAGTAATGGGCTCAGGGTCGAGGACCGCATAATGTGATGGGTGAGTCACCTCATTCTCATGCACACTATCTTCGACAAGCCAGTCATCCTTCTCTGTGACATAGAGAATGTCATTGCAGAGAGTCAACTCATAGCGCTGCTCGTCAAAAAAGAGGAACCCCTCTTTACCATTCTCGTCCTCATACCACATACACCATTCGCCACTGAAATACCGACGAACCCTTCTGACGGGTGCATCATAGTCGTCGGAGACGTGGAAACAAATCGGCTCGTCTGCGAACTTCAACTCACAGCCGGGATCGGTCTTACATTTGCCAATACGCCGCCAATGCCAACCGTCCCACTTCCGCTCCAGAGAAACGTAGAGTCGGCTCCAGCAATCCACTCGCCATTCGCTGAAAGAATTGCGGCGGGCGTGCACTTCCCAGAACCCATCATGTGACATTACCTTCGAAACATACTCGTACACGCCATTCGGGTAGTAAATCTTCTCGTATTCATTGTCCGGTGACACTACATAATCTCCCCTCTCTGTCTGCGTGATCGAATACTCGTCATATTTGAAGTAGTGTCTCCGTTCTACACCACCATGAATGGAATCAAAACTAATCCCCTTGTTGCCGCCGGTTTGTGCTATGATTCTCTCTCTACTACCGTCTGGCAAGTACAGCCAAACCGTTTTCAAAAACACCGTGTCCATAGCCGTTTTCTCGCTATTTCAGTTACCGAGAGTGCCGACCGTAGCGAAATAGGCGAAGAATACTTGGAGCCACCAAAAAGCATGCCACGCCAATGACAGTCCGATAACACCAACGATGAGGGTGACTGCGCCCATTGCCATGCCTTCACCCGTGGACCTCGGCTTGCGGAGCCATGCCATGAAACGATTCGTGGGGCGCGGGGACGCCATCACACTGAGCGGCACAGACCATGCGGGCGGTGCCGGGGCGGGCCGAGGTGGCGGAGGCGGTGCAGGGGTAGGTGCGTTAGCCGCGGGCGGAGGCGGTGCAGGGGTAGGTGCAGACGGGGCGCTTGAAAAAGTAGACATAA